CGCTTCCTTAGGCTACGATGTGTTTGAGCAACCACACCTTAACGATATGCACTTTGAATCAGTTAATCACGGCGGGTTTATTTCCCGCATGATGACCATGACTACCGAGGTTCTCAAATCGATGCAGTTCTACAGCCTTAACTCTGAACTGGTGCAGGCAATAGGTCGCTCTCGGCCACTGCGTGAGGCTGGTGTCGAAGTCCACGTCTACTCTCCATTCGGTATCGCCGGTGCGGTACTAGCTAAGTAATCGTTCGCCGGGCCACTTCTCTTAACTGAGGGGTGGCCTTTCCGCTGTCCAAATCAAAATAAAAAAGGAAGATCATTATGACTACTAACCCAAAAGAGAAAAAGCAAACCGAAAAAGAGTTGGCCAACAACACCGTCGAAAACATCAAGATCGCCGCTAGCAGAAATCCTTGGCGGGAACTACTCACCCGCAAAAGTATATTCGGCGGCAGTGACTTCATGGTGTACACAACTGACCGCAAGTATGAGATCGTACGCTACAACAAGACCGTTGACAGCGTAGATACGGTACTAACGGGCGTCTTCTGGGATTGCGAAACCGACGAAGAGCGATTCGATTTCATCATGGAAGACTTCCAATCGTTGCTTAACGCACTCAAGGACGATTGGGCCGATCGTCACCGCCCTGATACCGAACTAGAGGCCGACATCAAAGAGCGTGAACGTTTACTCCGCTACCAATAGTTAAACAAAAAAACCCCCCAGCGCAACTGTCAAGTAATCCTTGTTAGTTGAGTTGGGGGGTTTTTTCGTGTATTTGAAATTAATACACATTGCTTAAAAATGTCCAGAAGCCTCTAGGAGCGATCGAAAATCAAAAGTGGGGGGTTAACCCTCGAAAGAGATTTCCGTGGCTCCTGAGGTCACTGGGCGCTACTATGGGCATGCTGTGTGGCCAGTCTAACTATTGGTGAATTTTGGAGACACTTGCGAGATCTGTAGTATCGGAGACTCCGCAGCACTGTCTTCCGCTACCGCCGTCACGCTCGTATTTGCACCAGATCCGAGCCGAAAAGAGATCTGATGGCCTTTCTCTAAATACTTCATAAAGATAGCGCTGTGGTATAGCGCAGTGGCATTCGCCCCTACAAATATATTGGTATCAACCCCATTAACCTGTAGGTAGAGCCCGTGGCCAACCGCACTGGTAAAATTCCACGCGAGGCTGATCACAAACATCCCGGCAGTGTTGAGTGTAAAGAATTTGTTCGTTACATCCTTCGTAAGGCCACTATTGCGGATTTCGGTGTCAAACTGCAGTACTGTCCCTGTGGTAGTCACTGCTTGAGCAACACTATGCGTAAATGTACCTCCGCACGCGTGCAAGCCAGCGCGGCTCAGTTGGTCAACTTGATTTTGGGTGTTGACGAGGGCCCCAATTATCTTATTAGTTGTCAATTTCTAGTTGCACCTTTACTGACTCGTTGCCAGTGCCATCGTAATTAAGGATAACGTTGTTAACCTGCATTACCTCTGTTGACGTAACTAGGTCTACGGTGACAAGGTCGCCAATAAAGTAATCAAGTCCATACAAATTTGACGGTGTTTGTTGGATGTCCACAAGTACAGTCTTGCGCTGCTTCACTGCCTCCTGCAACTTCAAATCGCCGTACGATGTCAGGTAGTCCAAGTTATTACCAGCGGCCGAAAGGTCAAAGAAAGCTTCACGGCTGTCTAATTCTGTCAGTGCCGGATTGGGGCGAAAAGTACGGACTGTCGCATTAGCAGTACCTTGCCCGCGAACAATCACTTGTGTGTAGTACTGCGTGAAGTCATCCGTGACTTCCAAACTACCAATAGTACCGTTGGCTACAGAGAACTGTACAAACGCACTTCGGTCCGTGGCCAATGTCGGACTTGCCACATTGAACGTGTAGTCGTTTGTTGCACTATTCCAAATGAACTCGAAGTCTACATTACCTTGCAACGCGATTTCCTTAATAGCCGTCAGCACGTTTTTGTAGGAAAAGTCCGTTACAGTAAGGGTATTACCAAGGCCGGTAGTAGTAGCGGACACTCCTGAGATAAGCCCACTCACAGCTCTGTCCTTAATCCCGACTGTCACGGAATCCGCGCCTAAATTCTTTACAAGAATATCATTAATGATCGTACTTGCGGGTGCATTATTCCACTGAGTGCGATTGTTAAGGTCTTCATTGTACGCAATGATACGATACGAGAGCAAGTATTCCCACCCAAAGGCAACAATTCTCCATGTAGCTCGTTGGCCATACGAGAGTGTTGTTTTTTGAATAAACCCAGTAAACTCTTTGTTTGGCGGAATGCCTAATGCGGTGTTTTGACGAAATATCTCAATACGCGCACCTTGTTGCATTGATGGAAATGAAAGCGAGCTATACGGTATTGTAATATCCAGCGTGTCGTACCCATTTACAACACGCCCAATTGCGAAACCTGTGTAGTCAGTGACTAACGACTGAAGTTCACCGCCTGAATTGTATACATAAATGTTGTATTCACTAGGCATATACTACAGCCTTGTTACACGAATATACGATTCTGATGCAGTGCGAGTGGTTCCACTATTTTGGTCATACCCGAGGACAAAGTACTTGGTGTCAATAGCACCTGTTACCACTGCCGATACCATTGCCGTACCCTGTTGGATTGGTACACCCTGTTGAGTGTCGTTGATTGAAGCTGCGGTGAATACATTGTAAGTAGTCGCTGACTCAAACACAGGAACACCCGCATTAGCGGTCGCAGTTGGGAAACCAGCACGTCGAATACCCGTGGTGTTGGCGTCCCATTTTACATACCATTGTATTAAGTAAACACCAGACTTATACACAAAAATCTTTGGGCCAGTATTACCAACGGGGCCATATTTTGCATTCAAAATACTTGTGTTAGTATTAAGAAAAGTAGACCCTGAGCCACTCGATTGCGTAACCCAACTTCCTCCTGTAGTTCCAACACTGATTGAAGGCTGATAAATAGCCGAAGAAACTGTATTAGTAATTCCCTGGCCAACTGCCCAAGTCCATACGCTGTTGTCAGTAATGGTAAACAATGCACCTGTAACGGTAATGCCGAGTAGTAAAACGTCGGTGCTTGTTGAATATGATGCAGTAGTAACCAAACATAAACGTACAGTGCGAGGCGCGATTGTCGTGGTTGTTGCGCCTGTACCCTCAGAACGAATAACCGAAACTGCACTTGCCGTGTCGTTTACTCGACAAACAAGATAGTAAACACCGTTTGCCACACCCGTCATAGCAAGTGTGAGTGAGGATGTATTTTCAAAAAAGAAACCGTTGTTGATTAATGCACCGTCTGCAATAACCAAACTAGACGTACCTGTCCCAGTGACAGCAAAGTTACTTCCCGTTTGAAGTACGCCATTGCCCATCGCCTTATTAAAGAAACTAACCATACGATTCGATGCATAGCCCCCAACATCGCCATCGCCTGTTCCTGTCGTCATTCCAATCGAACGTTCTGCCATTTCTTACTCCTTATACCGCTAAATAGCGTACATAATAATTCATTGTAATAACGCTTGATGCATTTGCACCCGCGCTACTAATTACTATAACATTTGTTCCGCCCGTTGTATTCGGGTCAATAGACCACGTCGCCAGATTTGACGAAGTTGACAAAAGTCCAATGCTGTTCGCACCTAAATCGTTAACGACTGTCTTATTTCCATAGGTTAGGTCAATCGTATACGTCCTGCCTGCGTACAACGTGGGAAAATAAAGTGTTTTACTCGTGGATTGATTGATTATATACAACCCTGTGATATCCGTGTCCCCAACCATAATAGTGAACGTTGGGTATTCAATAACAGTTCCTGTGTAGACAACTGTTGAAGTCTGGTTCAATGCAACGCCGCCCATTGTCATCGGTACAAGGAACGGAATAGGAGTTGTCGTGCCTTGAATTGCTTGCGATACATTGATTGACAATGGAGTGCCATCATACCATGCAGGGTCCGATGCTCGAAATCCAACAGTAACTAAAACGTTGTAATCCTGATAATCAATTGAACCAAAATTTAATCCATCTCGGACGAGAACGTCAATTGAACGAGAGTAAGTTGCGGTCACGCCACCTTGCGTTGACGAATAAGTGACGTTTAACGTACCGAGATTATTCGACACTTTGAAAATCTGGCTGATCTTTTCCCGTATCCGCAAGTGGTCTACGTAATTAAAAGCCTCAACGAGTAGAGTAACTGATAGAGAACGAGGGTCAATACGAAAATCGACAGGAGTATCGCCGTTTTGCAGCGCGCCTCTAGTCGTTATCGAACTGATTGTGGGTATACCCCAACCAGAATCGCCAAGGGCATTGAAATTCAGCCCCGTCGTCGCATCGTACCCGTCCAGATTGTACGTGACGCCGTTTACCGTGTAGGTAATTGAAAAACTCGTTGACTCGTAGGTCATATTCGCAATAATCCTCCTTGCGCGGTTATGTAATCTTGCACATCTTTCAGCGGGTCTTTGCTATCGGGTGGCGTCGCGTAATTAAGCGTAATGTTGATCGTTTGTGAGACGGGAGCACCACCCGCAATCGGGCCGGTACCACCGACACCACCCATAATCGGTGTTGGTCCAACGACTTGTCCGAATACGGGTTCGTTAAACGTGCGGTAGTCTTTGCCGGCCGTTTTTAAGAAATCCGTGATCCACGAATCCATCGTGTTGATCGAGACGCCTTTTGGACCCGCGTAGTCGTTAAGCGCGTTGTACTCACCGAGATCAAGAAACTTGTCCGAAAACGCACTTTTAATGCGGTTTTTCACGTCGGTCTCCGTGGTCGTGCCACCGCCACTGCCACCACCACTACCAGTACCAGCGTCTTTGTTGGCTTTGTTGATCGCAGCTAAGGCGGCAGCAACTGCGTTTAGAGAGACTCCAAGCGCACCCCATTGCGTAACCGTGCTGGCGGTCAGCGAGGCTGCCGCAGCGGAAACACCACCAAGAATCGTACCGAAGTCGATAGTCCTGAGGGCTGTTGCCGCACTACCAAGATTACCAAACGCCGTTGCAAGTGTACTGATACCAGAAACCTTTGAGGCGTCTACTGCGCTCAGTCCACCCATTGCGGCATTCACGTCACCTAACCCAGTTGCCGCTTTGCCACTAGATTGGCCAATCGCTGCAATACTCATAGAAGTTGTCGTTAATAACGCATTAACGCCCGTTGTAGCCGCACCGTAGGTCTTGTTGAGGTCACCCCCGATGGTGTTTAATCCATCAAGCGGGGTAGCCGTTAAAGCCGCTGCTTGACCGACTAAACCTAGTACGTCTACATTGGCCCCAAGTTTAGTGTTAAGATCGTTGATCGTGTCGATATTCTCGACTTGCTTCTCGTTGAGTTCGCTAAGACGCAGCATAGCCGTTGTGTGAGCATCGGCATACTGCTGAATACGCTCAGGATCTCTCGCTCGATCCAAGTCCTTCTGGGCCTTCCGCAGCGAGATTATAGAATCCTTGGCATCGATGTTCTTCCCGATTAGGTCTTCCGTGAGCTGGGCATCCTCGATCTGCAGTTCATTACGCAACTCCTGCGTGAGGTTGCCCTTGGCCAATTGCGCTCTAACCGCTTTCTGTCGATTGCCCATGCGGGTGATTTCATTTGTAAGTAATTGATTCGAATAGTACGCACGATCGGCCGCATTCTGATAGCTCTGAAGCGTATCTGGGTTTGTTGCATCCTCGAGAGCCTCACGGGTACGAGTAACGTCCCGCTGAGCTGACGCAATGCTGAGAAACGAGTTCTTTAAGCTATCAGTCGCAGTTTTAAGTTTGTCCTGATCTTGCTTCAGTTGATTAGCCGCAGAGGAGTTACCTTTGCTTGCTGCGGTGCTGACATTGAGTGCGGTGGCCTGTTTCGTTGCGGCCCCCGTCATATCGCCATAAACCCGACTTAGTACATACTGCTCTGAAGCATTACCTTGCGATACGTAAGTATTCCCTCTGATTGCCATTGTGGCCGCTATTTGTGCGTCAGTATATCCTTGGAGTCTCAGCTGAGGAACTACCATGGCGGTATCTAACCACTGAAACCAACTAGTAGCGTCTGCAACACTCTGTGTTACGCCGCCCAGCGCCTTCGCTAATTCATTGTAGAAACGAATTACCGTTGGTGCTACCATTTTACCAACAGCTGCGGTGGCTTTATCAGTAGCATCTTGAAAATTTGCTTGCGCCTGCGTGGCTGTATTCATCTGACTAGCCATCATACCGCCATACTCGCCCTTCATGCCGTCAATAAGTGTTTGCAGATTTTGGTCAGCAGGAATTATTCCCTTAGTCACCATATCCATTAATGCCTCCTGCGAGACACCAGTTGCGTCAGCGAGTATACGAAACGCTGGGACGCCCAATTCCTGAAGTTGCATCATTTCCTCAGTCGTAACTTTACCCTTTGCCTGCATTTGCCCTAAAGCAAGAGTAATTCGGTTTACACCGTCTGCCCCCGTACCTGTAGCGGCAGCTGTATCACCAATGGTGGTCATTAGCCCCGGAATCTCCTTAGCTGCGAAGCCCATAGCCAACAACTTTTGTGTACCTTGAGCAATATCGTCAAAAGAATAGGGGGTTCGAGCTGCAAGCTTCTCCATCGTGTTAAACAGTTCGTTGCCCGCCGTTGCAGAACCAGTCATTAAGCCTAGAGATTTGCGTACATTCTCAAACTTATCATTAAGCAAAGCGGCATTAGTCGCGGCCTCAAATATCTTAGTGCCAGTCGCTACCATTGCCCCACCGACAGCAGTAATACCCGCTATTTTACCACCAATTCCTCCAAGAGCTCCACCAAGATCGGTGCTAGAGTTTTTAGCTTTTGTTGCAGACTTATCTACACCGTCAATAGAAACTGCAACTTTATTAGCTGTTGCAGAAGCGTTGTCTTGAGATATAAAACGAATGACTACGTCATTGGCCATTTCTTATTTCCTCCTATTCTGTTGTGTTGTCTCCCGTTTTTTATTGGAGACTTTCTGCTCCACACGCATTATGTTTTCCCATCGGAGTAGTACTGCCAGCGGTGGTAGCTGATCTGGACGGCACTGCATTTTCATGCACCAGTAGTAGGAGCGGTACTCAGGCGGCTGTGGCC